TCTGGTCCGGCTCCTGGGTCTCCGTCTCGACGCCCGCAGCAGAGAGTGTGGTCAGGAACGCACGAGTTCCCACAGGCGCGTTGGTGTGCGTGGGGTCGATGTAGGCCAGCACCACCTGGAGGTTGCGGACGATGTCGGAGCGGCGGGTCACGATTTGCCTCCGTACCGCTTGATCGCTACGCGAAACACGCCCTCGAAGATTTTCTTGACCTGGGGACGGGCCTCCTTGATCGCTGCGTCGAGGTAGAACTTGCCTCGGAATCGCGTTTCCGGGACCAGGATGTACATGGGCACACCGGACATGGCGTCTACGAGCAGCGCCTGCTTCTGTCCCGTGCTGCGGCTTGGGACCACGATCAACTCCATTGCGCGGGAGTTGTGTCGCGGCCAGATGCCGGCTGCCCGTAGGTCGTCCAGCAGGGGAATTGCCAGGCGCTTCAGCGGGGGCTTGGGGCGGATGGCGCCACCCGGTAGGTAGGCCGTGCCCAGATCCTGCACCTTGGCGTACACGAGCCGAGAGAAGACGCCCGCCTTGATTTCGGTCGGAGACACCAACTCGAACTTTCGTGAGTAGCTTCCAGCCAACTCGGACCCGCCCTTGAACTTGCGGCGGATGGACAACTTCACCTCGCGCTCGGTCACCGACAGGGCCTTGCCCATCTGCCCACTCATGGCCTTGGGCATGCCCTTGAGTACAGCATCCACGAAGAACTTCTTGGGGTTCCTCGGGTCAAACTCGATGGCGAGTCCTAGTCCCATCAGCTTGGATCCGGGTAGTCGAAGAATCGGTGCTGGTCGAGAATCTCGCGGACCTCCTTGGGCATCTCGCGGATCAACAGGGTCACGTTGCCAGCGGTGCTCGAGATGGCGCTGACGTTGTGGAGCTTCTTCTCGCTGTCCCAGAACAGCTTGCCTCCCCAGATAAAGATGGCGAGCTGGATGTCCAGCAGTTCATCGGAATCCTGAGCCAGCCCCGGGCGATAGATGATCCTTACGTTGCGCTGGGAGGTGGCAAACACCGTGCCGAACACCTGCTGAGAGAGCAGCTCGATCATGCCCTGCCCGGCATCCACGTAGTAGCGATCGGCGGCGATCAGGGTCGAGGCTCCGAAGGCCCTGTTGGGGTCATCGTACAGGCCCGTGACCGAAAGGATGGGTGGCTGCTTGACCCAGATGCGGCGGTCGCCCTGGCCGTCGTGGTCCTCGGTGACGTCGGCTCCGGGGTCGATGAGCGCGCGTCGCATGTAGCGATTGGCGGCTCGGATCATCTGGACGAGGACGAGTTGCAGGAGATCGTCGGACACACCCACTGCGGCTGGCACTTGTAGCCAGGCCTTGAAGTTCGCTCCCCAGGGGTGTGTGAGGGCCACGCTCTCTCCTGTCCGTGTCGGCCCTCCTTCGGTAGGCTAGCCCGGCGGCCCGAGCCGACACCTCACACCGCCGGGCTGCCATACGCGGCTCACCGCGAAGCACTAGGCCGGGATGTTGAATCCCTCGGCCGCGAAGGTCACGGCGGTCGGGTCGTCCACCACGGCGCGGAAGTCGAGGCGCATGTCGAGCATCGCCACCTTCTGCCGCGTCGGGGCCCAGTCGATGAGGTTCCACTGCAGCGACTGGAGGTCGCCGTACTGGAAGCTCGGCCTGTGGATCACCTGGACCAGGGTGGTGGTCCCGGCGGCGGGGTTGGCCGCGTATCCGGTCGCCTCCAGGTCCTGGCGCTGATGCTCGGAGACCACGACCGCGGAGCCGTCGAAGGTGCCGACCTGGCCCTTGACGATGGTGGCGTTCGGGCCCAGCTTGTCCACGGTCAGCAGCTCGTCCAGGTCCAGCATCTGCGCGTGACCGCTGGGGCTGACCACGTACATCAGATCCTCGGGGTTGACGCCGTAGATGCCCAGCTCCTTGCGCAGGGTGCGGAGCAGCTTGGTCGAGATGGCGTTGCCGGCGAAGTCCCTGCGACAGCCAGCGTCCACGGCCGCGCGGTTGGCGATGATCTGTCGGTAGCCGTCCCACAGCACCTCGGATCGCGTGACCTTGTTGGCGTCGGCTTCCACGTCGGCGTCGATGTGGACAGCGTTCCAACGCGAGCCGTTGATGGTCGCGTTCTCGATGGCGCGAACGGCGGCCACGGTCAGGCGGGTGCGGGCGAACTGCACGACGGGGACGATGGAGTCCATCTCCAGGTCGCGGGAGATGAGCACCATCGCGCCCAGGGTCGCGGCGACGAACTGCTGGTTCCCGGTGACCGGGGTGATGGCCGGGGTCAGCGCGGTGTTGAGGAAGATGTTGTCGGTCAGGTTCTCGGGGATGCGCCGGGCCACGGGGTCGGCACCTGCGATGGGCAGGGTCCATGGGGACCGCGGCATCGTGAAGTGCTCGTGCATCGCGGAGATTTTCATCTCCAGGCGGAAGCGGTCGATGAACTGGGAGCTGAACTCGTTGGGGATGAACTCGAGTCCCTCGTTGGCGGTCGCGGTGTCCATCGCCTTGCTCAGGTCCACGGCGGCCATGGCCTGTGCCATGCCCATGGGCGAGGACAGCAGGGCATCGTCCACCCAGCTGGGGTCCTCACGCCGCAGCTCGCACGCCGCGGTGAGCATCGACTTGGCGATGTGCAGGTCGTCGCACGCGCTCTGGTAGCGCCGCAGCTCGGGGCTGGCGTTGTAGGAGGTGCGGAGCAGGGTCTTGGCGAGACTCACCTGCTCGGCTCCGTGGGCACCGCCTCCACGCACCTGGCTGTAGCCGGTGACGCGGGCGGGGGTTGCGGGGGTCTCGCGCGCCTGGCTGGCCTGGTCACGAGCTCCACGGAATCGGCTGAGGTCGATGGGCATGTTGAGGTCCTTTCGTTCGTGACCGTCCGCCTAGCTGGCGGGGGTGGCTTCGATTCCCACGGCGGCCTCGAAGGCCTCCAGGAGTTGGGTTGCGGCTTCCTGCGTGTGCGTGATCTCGGTGAAGTGTTCCTTGAGGGACTTGGCGACGGAGACCTTCATCTCGGCCATGGCCTTCTCCAGGGCGGTCACGCGGGCGACGTCCACGCGGTCGGCGACGTTGTGGCCCATGGACTTGGCGAGCATCAGGAAGTCGTCACGGACTCCCCACACGGCGTCGGCCAGCTTGCTGAACTGGGCCTGTGCGTCCTTGGCGTCCATGGTGCCGACTCCGGCCTGGAGCGCGGTGGCGACCTCGACGAGGATGACCAGCTTCTCCTGCACCAGCTTGGTGAGGATCTCGGCGGCCTTCTCCGTGTCCACTTCCTCGGTGGGCTCTGCGGGCGGCTCGGCCTTGGCGGCTTCGACCTCGGCCTCGGTGGGCTCTTCGGTGGCCTCCCCCTTGAGCATGCCCGCGATCCGATCGACGGTGTCGGTGACGGTCTTGAGCTGTGCCTCCATGGCGGAGGTATCCTCGTCGCCCTCCAGGACCTTGCGGCGCACGTCGAGCAGGGACTCCACGGCGGCCCCGATGTGCTGGACCACGGCGGTGACGTTCTCCTCGCTCAGCGCCTTCTCCTTGCGCTCCTCGCCGTCCATGGCCTTGCTCAGGTCCACGGCACCGAAGTGGCCACAGGCGGCATCCAGGGCGGCGACACCCACGGAACTCAGAGCGGCGTCGAGGTCCTCGCCGAGCGTGGTGCTCGCGCCCTTGCCGGCCCGGGCGTCGATGTGCTTGGCCACCTGCACACAGGTCTCGGCCAGTGCCTTGATGCGGCTGGATGCGGCGATGGCGGCGTCCTTGGTCATGCCGAACTTGGCGTCGGGGGTCACCACGCCGAGGTCTGCGTGCTCGCTCATGAGGGTCTCCATGCTCTTGGCTGCGTACACGGTGGGGCCGATGGCTGGGGTCTGGGCCAGGGCCACGGCGTTGGGGGCAGCTGCGGTCAACTGGCGCCCGCCAGCGAGCAACTCCAGTTGATGATCCCACTCGGTATCCGAGTAGTGGTCGGGCCTGGAGTATCGTTTTCGCAGCTCGTTCGGGATGTCCATTACGCCTCCCACGCTAGCCGCGCGATCTTTTCTGGCGCAACGGATCTCGGTTTTCGCGATACGCCGTGATACGCTACGCTCCCAAATACAACGCTACGGAGGCTTCATGGACCGAGACCTGCTGACGAGCAAGGAGGTGGCGCAGATGCTGGGGGTTCACACGAGCACGCTGAGGCGCTGGAGAATGGGCGGGGTTGGGCCTGCGTACCACCAACTGGGTGGGCGCCAGTCTCGATGTCGCTACAGGCTGGCGGACGTCGAGCGGTGGCTCAGGTGCAAGCGGCACAGGGGGGAGGGGTGATGGCTAACCCAAAGATCCGGCTACCCGTCTATGGCGTCGAGATTGTCCCCCATGAGTCGTTCGCCTCCTCGTCCATCGACCTCTACGTGATGCACACGAAGCTCACCAGGGGGCCGACAGAGCGCCGCTTCCTGGCGCCCGTGGGCGATGACGATCCGTGTGCGTTCGAGTGGCACGACAGACCAGAGATGCTGATATTGCTCGACGACGGCTTCGGCCCGGCGTTTCGTCTCCAACGGGAGCAGGCGCAGGAGTTGATGGATCGCCTGTGGAAGTGCGGCCTGCGCCCTACCGAAGGCAGCGGGTCCGCGGGCTCGCTGTCGGCGACAGAGAAGCACCTCAATGACATGCGGGCCATCGCGTTCAAGAAGCTGGGGATCGGGAGGTGACCATCATGGGTACTTCTTCTTCAGCGCCTCCGACCGATTGTCGTACAGCGCCGCCGCCGGCCCCTGAAGACTAGGCCCCGTGAGCTTGCCCTCCGCGAACCACTGAAGCACCCGCCCCTTGGCCTTGACCGCAAGAATCCACGATGTGCGTGGGATCAGGGACTCCCCGGCCTCCTCGTCCACTCGGGTGTGAGGCAGCACGGCGGCAGGGATCTCGGCGTCCCCGAATAGCTCGGGCGAGATGTAGGCCCGCTCGATGCCCTGGTTGTCCACGATGAAGGTGACGGGCGCCGTGGCGGACTCCACCACCTGGGCCTCCCCTGGTTGCAGGCGTAGCCCGGGAACCTTGTCGTGCTCGAGGTTGAGCACGAAGCCCTTGAGCGCCCACTCGTG